ATCAACCTTTCCTTTTAATAAACTTTTATTATAATCTTTTATAAAATTATATACATCTCTACCTGTATTAAATTCTTTTTGAATACCTACATTTTTTAATACTCTGTTAATAACATCTTTAATTTTAGATAATACAGATTCATCATATACTATATCTCCAGTTAAAGCTGCTTCAGAAAATAGAGTTAAAGCCTCTTCCCAAGCATTAGCTTCAGATATTTTACCATCATCAGCATCTTTTAAATAACTACTTAATCTTTTAGAAAATTCACTATCTGTTATATTGTTAAAATCTATTTTAGCTAATTCTTCTGTTAAAGCTTTACCTAAACTTTTTGCAGCTTCAGGATTATTTTCTACAGTCTCATCTAAAATAGCATGTACCATTTCATGAGCATCAGTAGTTATATTACCTTCACTTGCAGCCACATCAGTATTTATAACAAAACCTCTCGTTCCATCTTCTTTTTTATAAAAAAATCCTAATTGTTCACCAGCTTTTGATTTTTTAAATCTCTTTTTTTGTTTATCATCTAATTTATCAATAAAATCATCTACTTCTTGTTGACTTAATCTATCAACTGATGTACTTAGTTTTTCCCCATACTTCTCTACGCCTTTAATAATTTTTTGTTCTACTTTTTCTTTGCCTTTAACAACTTGTCCTTGATTAATTTTTTCATCAATCTCTTTAATTTTGTTGTTTAATTCTACGTGGAAAGCTGAATCAGTGTTTTCTTTTTGACGTAATAACTCTTGTTTCTCTACTAACAATTCTAATTGTTCTGGTGTTACGTTTTCTGGAGAAATTTTAGCAGCACGAATAATATCAATAGTAAACTGCTTAGCTTTTTTTAATTGCTCTTTACTTTTTGTATCTTTAGTTGCTTTTAATAATACATCGAAAGATTCTAATAAATCATTACTTTGTTTTATAACGTCAGCATATAATTGTTTTTTGTTAATTTTAAAATCCGTAATAGCTCGAGCTCCTCCAAAACCTCCACTCAACATTAAAGTACCGGCTATAAGTTCTTTTTGTTGTTGAACAGAATTTTCATAACCAGGTAAAGCTAAAGCAAAAGCCGATTTAACACCTAAGTCTATTATTACTTCTGTTTCTTCTTGTAATAATTCACCTCCTGTGGTTTTCAAAAAATTAGTGGTAGCAGTTCTCATAGCACCTACTGTAGCTGCGCCTTTTAAAGTATTAGCAAAAGTTGCTAAAGTAGCTTTTGTAAATATAGGAGCAGCAATCCTTCCTTCAATACCAATTTTTGCTGAAGTAACTGCGGTGCCTAAAGACTTAATAAAAGCATATGCTTTAGCAGATCCACCTTCTAATCCTAAAGTTTTAGCTTCTTCTAAATTATCTAAAGCGGTTACTTTAAAAGCTGCGTCAGCAACTAATATTTGGTTTTTTAATTTAGAGGATAATCCATTTAATCTTCCCGCTTTACCACCAATAGTATTACCTATTATTTTTTTTAAACCTGTAATGTTACCTCGTTTTGCTTCAGCTATAATACCTAAAGTAAAAGGTAACATGTCCATTGCTAATCTCGCATAAGTTTCCGGTCCACCACCCCATTCAAATTTTTCCTGTTTACCTCTTCCAGATGAATTAAAATCTGCAACATTATATAATACGTCTGTAAATTCATCAAACATATTATAATCATCAGAACCAGAAATAAGATTTGTTATCTCACTTCCTAACATCCCTACAGCTGTAGAGCCAAGAGTGAAAGGATTCATTTTCATAACCGTATTAACCACCCCACTTTCAAAACGTGATAAAAGATCGAAAGTTAAACTTTCTTTTTCTCCCGGACTACTATATCTTTCATTAAATTTTTTTAACTCTTCAGTTCCTTTAAAATTGTTTTTTATTATACCTGCTGCTAAATCTAATCCATATTGACCTTGAAGTTGTTGAAAAGTAGTCGCTAATTTATTTCTTTTTTCTACTAACTTGTTGAAAGATTCAATTCTATTAGGTGAATCTAAATTATCCATCTTCATATCTCCACCTGACAACCAACTTAACTCTTCTGTAATAGAGGTTATTTCATCTTCTAACAACGTTTGTTCTTCTTTAATTACAGTTAATCTAGCCTCAGTTAATAATGCTTCTTTATTTTCTAAAGACATTCTATTTTTAGCTAATTGTTGTAATTGCTTATCAGTAGCTATATCTATAACTTTAGCTAATATATTATCTTCTATATCTATACGTCTTTCATCTCCCTCGTGAGGATCATAATTGTAATTAAATATTTTAGGAATTTCTTTTAAAAATCTATCATATCTATTATGATATTTAGGTACAAAAACTTCATTTCCTTCTATATCAGTTGTCCACTCTCCATCTACTTGCGAAGGATCTTTTATTAAATTATTTAAAGCGTCGTCATAAGTTAACAGTTGATCGTCCGTATCACTAATATCTATAGTTGATCGTAAAGAATTTATATTTCTTGTTAATTCATTGTTTAACTCTTTCTGTTGATTTTTATATTCTTCCTCTGACATTAAATCTCTATTGTCAGTTAATTTTACCCCTTCAAGATCATTTTGTTTCTTAAGTTCTTTTATTTTGCGCTGAAAAGATCTCCATGTGTCACTTTTTTTAGGCTTTTTATATTTATCATCAATAAAACTAATATCATTAAAATCTGAACTTTCAAATGTATTTTTTTCTTCTTTTATTTTTTCTAAATCTCTTTTTCTAACGTCGGTTCTAGTACTAGTTCTTGTAACCGGCGGTTTAATGGTACTATCTCCAGTAACATCTGAATTGATATCAGTAGATTTTTTAACTTCTTTTAAACCTTTAGCTTTCATCTTCTCCATGTACTTAACAAAGTCCATGTTGAATTTTTTAGCAGCTTGTTTAAGTTCTTCAAGAGTAAATTGTTCTTGATCTATTTCAAACATTAGTTTGGATTTAATAGTTTATTTCTATCTGTACTACTTTCTTCTTTGTTTACTTCTTCTACTTCTTGGTTTAAAATATCTTCTATAATTTTATCTTGCATTTTAGTTCTAGTCGTACTTGCTCCCATCCCGTATTGTTTTATAAGATAATCCTTTACTAAAGGTGTCAATTGATCTTTATCTAGCACAACGTCTTTATAACCTGGAATATCTTTTTCTTCAATAGTTTTGTTAGAAGGATCGTTATCATCATATGTAAAAGTTACTTTACCTCCTTCTCCTTTTAGAACTTTTTTTAATGTTTTACCCTCTATTTTTGTTCCAATAAGTTTATTATATCCTTTTCCACTTTTAAATTGTTCTACTGTGTCTTTAATTTTACCTTCTTGAGCTTTATTGAATTTAAATCCTGATGGTTTCTCTTTATTTCTTTTAAATCCAAAATCATCTACGTAAGAATTACGGACTGTAGGTGTTATTACATTTCCTTCACTATCAGTATAAGTAACAGTACCATCTTTGTTGTCAGTTGCAGCTATTAATTCATATCCTTTTACAAACTTGTTCATAGAATATTTTAACATAGCATCAGTAAAATCTTTTTGAGCTTCTTCTGTAAGAGTATATACACCTGGTTTTACAGTAGCTAAATCTTTTGCATCTTTATCGGCATATTTTAAATAAGTTGAATTTATTCTAGCATATTCTCCGTAATCATTAGTAAAAGATGTCATACCATCAAACTTACCTTTAAATTGTTCTTTTGAAGCTTGTATAACTTTTTCAACATCAACTAAATTTATAAACGCTGTACCTGTACCTTCAGGATTTTCATCAGTTCTACCAATAATTATTTTTTCTGTTATTGGTACACCTTGTTCGTCTCGTTGAAAATATCCAGGTAAAATTTCCCCATTTTTATTTTGTATTCCAAGATCTCTCCAAATAGTGTTTATACCTTTTATTGTAACACCATTTTCTTTAGTATCTTGTTCTATGTTTTCTATAAAAGCTAAATCTTTATTAATAACTTCAGATACATTAAAAGATTTACTGGGTCCTTCTCCTGGTAAATAAGCATGTAATTGTGGAACTTTATTACCATTAGTATCTTCAATTTGTTTCATAAAAAATATAGGATTACCAGCCAACTTTCCATCCTCTTTAATACCAATACCCATTAACGCTTGTTTTAAAAACAAATTTCTACCTACTCCTTTTTCAAATTCAGAACTACCTTCTGACATATCTCCAGTATATATTCCGCCGGCAACATTTGTAGGTCCTGTTAAAAGTTCTCCTTCTGCTCCTTGCCAATCTTTTATATCTGTTATAGAATTCATTATCATTCTAATACTTTGTTTTTGATATTCTATAGCATTAGTTAGTTCTTGTCGTTGTTCCACATTTAAACTATCATCACTTTGAAGTTTTGTTTCTAAATCATACTTAGTGTTTATGGCTAAAGTAGTCATATCATACCATGTTTGATTTTTAACATTGGCTTTATCTATATTTGCATATAGTTTTTCTGCATTTTTATTAGCATCTTCTTGTCTTTTAAATTCTTTTTCAGTAGCTTTTTTAAAAATATCATTTTCATTTTCAGCATATTTTTCAATAGCGTTTTGAGTTTGTTTACCTATATTTGCAATAGCATTAGCAATTATAAGTCCTGATTTTGTATCGATAGCTTGTACTGGATTTTCGTATGCCCCCATATTTTATAATTTATTTTTTTATATTTAGTTATGCACCAATTAAACTTCCCGCTATATTTCCTACTGCCCCTATACCACCAGCTAATGCTGCGTTGCTAGCTTGAGTAGCTGCTACTTTACGTTGTTCTTGACCCGATAATTGAGCAGACAATCTATTTAATTCTTGCATTTTGCGATTATCTTCTTCTCGATACATAAACTCTTTTCCTTGAGCTTCTGCTTTTTGTACTTTTTCTGCTTGACTCATTTGAACATCTTGCATTCTTTTAGCTTCCCCCATTTGTATATCTTGAATTCTTAGTTCTCCTTGAATTCTAGATTTTTCAGAAATTTCTTGATTTCTAGCCTCTTGTTGTTCTATACTAGCACTTACTCCTTGTTTACTTTTTAAAGCCATTTGAGCTAATGCGGTAGCTCCTCCAGCGGAAGCACCACTAGCTTGTAAAGCGTCTAAAGTATTAGCTAAAGCAATGTCAGCTTCTTCCACTTGCATTTCAGCGGCTTGTGTGGCTACAGCTAAATTCATTGTAGGGTTACTAGCCATACCACTAAGGTCACTAGCCAATGTAGATAAATCAGTTATACCTTCAAAAGGATTAACTATTGATGGACGTTCTCTTTCTGCTTTAGCTATTTGTCCTTTTAATCTATTTGCATCTCTTTTTGCAAACTTTTTTTGTTTAGCGGCTCGATTCATACCGAACCAAGTTCCACCAACTGCTAAAACACCTCCTGCTATTGCTGCTACTGCTCCTGCCATGATTTTAATTGTTTATTTATTATTTTCATTGGTAATTCTTTATAATTTAAAGTATATATTTCTTTTTCAATACTTTTTATTTTTTTACATCTAGTTTTGTAAACACAAACCCAAGTAACATCTTCATGAGTATAACACACTCTTTGAGTACCTATTTTAGTAAATACTTTTTGTGGGGCTTTTAATCGTTGTATTTCTCCGCTATCTAACAAAATAGATATATCTCCTTTTAATAAAAAAGAAGGATGATTTTGTTTATGAATATAACTAACTACTAAATGGCCTTTGGGAATAAATAATTCTCTAGTATATAAACCATCTTCTAGATTATGTTTTACTGGATATATAGTATCCATTTCTTTAGTTCGAGCTATAGCAACTCCTTCTACTTTAGATAATTGATTCAAAAAAATTTCTATATTTTCCCACAAAATCCCTCTTTGATAAGATAAATGTTCTAAAACTTCTAAACCGGTATTTTCCGGTATTATAACAGTAGATTCCATATTTATTTTATTTTGATATATAAATAATGTGTAAACACATTGCTATAATACATAAAATATATAGAAAAAAATCCATATTATTTCAACACCTTCTCTATAACATCTAAAATCTCACCTTTAGATACTTTTAATTTAAAAGATAGGTCGGCTGTCCATTGATATTTTATTCTACCATCTACATATAAAATTAGTATAGGTAAAGGTTTACCAGAAAAACTTTCTTTAAAGTTAGGTCCTTGATGTTCTATAGTAGCATGATCTATTCTTATTTTATGTGCCATATATCTGCTTGGTAATTCTCCTCGTGGAATATCGTTTTTTAAATTCCAACTTGAATTGATTTGTAACAGTTGAATATCAGTAGCTTGACTAAAGCTAAGATAGAAACTCAAGAGTAAAATCAAAGTTAATATATATTTCATTTTATTATTTTTTAATTATTTCATATAATTTTTCATCTATTTTGTCTAGTTTTTGTGAATTTTCTTGAACCTTTTCTTCAGTGTTCATTATTGATTCACGTATTAATTCGTCTTTTAGATCATATTCTGTTCTCGAAACCGGAGGTTCGGGTAAAAGTTTTGCTTCTTCGATGCCTTCCTGTAAAGTATAATACATACCTACTAAAGTAGCTAAAGCTACTCCAATAGCAACTAATGTTTTTATACTAACTTGAAACTTAGTATCTTCGCTTAATTCTGACATGTTATTTTTTTTAATATGCGGATTCGACATAATCCGATGAGGCGGCAAATAATTCCTTCATTCCTCCCGGATCGGTTAATGTATCAGTAGATATTTTAACTGTTGCATAATAACCTTTAATACCTGTCATTTGGTTACCAAATATTACTTCTCCTGGTGCGGCTGTACTATTGTTAACTAAATTAGCCATATATTTATTCTCTTTTCTATCAAAACCAGCATGATTTATTGGAGGTATTAAAGCTGTAGTATTAGCTGTAATTGGATTATTATCTAAATTAGCAAATTGATTTCCATAATTATCATATGCTCCTTCGTTATAACTATATATAGAAGTAATAGTATCACTAGTATTTGTAGTGGCATATCCTTCAAAATCAGTGTTCACTGATCCTATACCTGTAGCATCAGATATAAAACTTGTAACTTCCCATCCGTTACTACCTTCATAGTTAATTGTTTTAAATACTTTAGAAAGACTAACATCCGGGTTAAAAATAAACTCTATAGAAGAATCATTATTTAAACCATAGAAATTACCTCTTGGTTGGGTGGCAATATAATGTTGATATAAACTTGCACTATCTGTAGCAGCAGTACTTGATGGACCAGTAGTATAAAATTTATTTTTTAAACTTAACATCATACCTGGTTTGTAAGTATATAAACTTGTCCAACCTTGTATGTTTTCATCAAAAGATAATGTTTTATAAGGTACTAAAGAACTTTCTGGTTGAATGGATAAAACATATTGTTTATTATATATATCCCAACCACCAGTTAGTTTACCTTCGCCCATTGTGCCAAATTGATCTCTAAAGAAATCAATCATACCATAGTTTGATATTTCAGTAAGACCATCTTGTGATAATCTCATTACTGCATTTCTATCTTTATCGGTAAAATATTTTCTTCTACCATACACAGCAAAGCTTTCAGGATTTTTACTAATTCCAAAATTTCCTACGTAGGCTTGAACTGTACCTATAACAGTATTAGATGTAGTTACATTGGTAGATCCCTCGGCTGTATATATAATGTCTTTATCAATAGGTGCTCTACTAACTTTTTTCTCTTGAAATATTATTAAATTAGTATCTTCAGCATAAATTTTTTGTATACTACCGTTTGCTGGATCTACACTTTTAATTATATCTTCTCCTACAGAAAAAACATTAGTATCATTAATACCTGTTCTAGCGTTAAATATACCTGAATAAATCATAGAATTAATCCTTACAGATGATTTAGGATTATCTTCAACTAAATATGCTTTAACTCCTTGACCTACATAAGTATTATTATATCCTCCTCGAATTCTTGCTTCTTCTACTGCCCAATCTTGTTCGTTATCAGGATTAGTAGCTATAGCAGGATAGGTTAAATCACCTCTAGAACCATTCCATTCTGCAGGGGCAGGATTACTTCCATCATTTAAAGTCTTTCTTAATACGAAGGAATTAAAAAATTTTACTTCTACTGTTGCAGCCATAATTTATAATTGCACATTTATTTTTATTATTACCTTGTTAAGGACAAGCAGGAACTCCTTGTAAATACCAATTTTGTCCCCCATTTGCTGTTCCATTTTGAAAAGCATCTAAAGCTGAAGTAGCTCCATCTATAGTTAGTGTTACATAGGTTCCACTATATCCACCTAAATTAACGGTCTGATATGTTGCTCTAGATCCTGCACCAAAACTTACAGATCCAATTTTTTCATAACAATTAGAAGCATTAGGAGATCTTACTGTTATTTCACTAACCCCAACAACAGCTGCCGGAGAACCTTCAGCACCTTTGCTATTTGTTACATTTTGAAATAATGTATATATATTACAAGTAGAGGACATGGTTAATGCATCTAAAGTTTGTAAAAATTCTATTTTATTATTACCTGGAGCATATACCTGCATTACACCAAATCGATAAGCTGCGGCAGGAGAACTACATTGGTTATTATTACCTCCAGTAGCTGGATCTAAATTAGCTACACATGGTTCAGCAGTACGAATAATTTTTTTACCCATTTGATCAAATTGAGCAGTCCATCTCATATTTTTCTGAGTCATCATCGTACCAATAACATAATCAGGAGCAGGACAAGTAGGACAAGTCCACAAAGGAGCACCGTCTCTAGTACAACTATTTTCATTTCCCCATTTTGTATTTAATGATGTATCAGAAACAGCTGTATAACCAAACCATTTATTTGTAGCCCCTGGAGACCAACCACTAGTTAATTGAGGATCAGTATAAAATTGAGACACATATTTAAAACCCCATTCTCTTGCATAAACAACTTGATCTATAGATGCACCAGCTGCGCTAGTTCTATCATCACATGCTGCAGTTACTCTATAAGCAAAAGACGCAGGAGCTGCTGAATCACTTCCAGAACCATTACTATAAAAAGATACTAATTGACTTGGATTATAAAAATCTCCAAAACTTAACCATACTCTTTGATTTTGTTGAGCTGTTGTATAATTATCATATGGAAATGGCGGAGTTTTAAATGGTGTTAATGTTGGTATTTTAGGATTAGTTACCGATGATGAAGTAGTAGGTGAAATATTAGTACCATAAGGATAACGAGTAATTAATCTATATTCTCCAAATCTATCTGGAGCATCGGTAGGAGCAGTACCTCCTGGATCTCTATAAGCTTGATTTCTACCTACAACAAATAATTTTCTACCTAAAGTGTTTAATAAAGGATCTACTTGAGTTTCTCTTGAATCCATCCATGATTCAAAACAATCAGCTGTAGCAGGGTCTGCACCACTACCTTCATCAGTAATTGCATTACTTAATTTATCTTTAACACCAGTAGTATAAAATGCTGAACCACCAATAAATTGTGAACCTCCAATTGTTACTCCACTTCCTACACTATCTTTATAATAAGCATCAGCTTGTGCACCTCCAAATTTTATATCATTACCCTCTACATCTTTAGCGGTCATCCATGTTGCATTACTATTTTCTCTGTACTGTAAATAAGTTGGCCAAATAACACCTGGTCTATCATTAGGTGCTGAACCATAATTCCCTAATTCAAAATCTACTATTATATAAGCACTACCGTTTGTAATTCCTTCAGGAACAGGAATAACATTGGTAACACAATCACTTCGTCCTGAACTTACTACTGTTCCTAAACCAGAATTTGTAGCATTCATTTCAACTTGTGCATTTCTATTTGAATTATTCCATTGCCACCCATCAGCTGCAGCACTAGTTGCATAACTAGGTAAACTTGTACCTAATCCTAAACCACTTACAACTTCTCTATTAATAGGAGGTAAAGGTGTGCTTTCTACAGGATCAGGAGTAGGAGCAGCCCAATAATATCCAGAGGATTCAGCCGCTTGATTAATACACATGTTTTTAGTACTTCCAAACGTGCTATTTAATGGAAGAGTTTCATAACCTGTATTTCCACTTACTTCTGGAGCACAAGTTCCTTCAGCAACACCACCTATAGTGGTTTCATTAGTACCAGCATCTGTAAGACCTATTTCTAAATTTACTGGTACATTTAATGTATCAGTAGGATCAGTAACTTCTCCATTATCATTTATAACTAATTCAGGAACACCATTTCCTATAGGATCTTGAGATATTATCCTCCAAGTTAAATCATTTTGGTTTTGTTCATTCCAAGCGCTTCCATTTACCCCTTCAAAAGTATATAAAGGACTAGTACCAGGTTCTACTACAATACCTTCACTTGGGCAAGTTATTTCAGGTTTTACATTAAATAACTTTTCAGTTATAGCAATTTTAGTAACTATACCTTGCTGTGAACCACTATCATTGTTTTGTACGTCAAAATTAAATGTAAAAGAATCTTTTACTGGAGAATTTGTATTATAATAAAAATATGTTCCACTAGATATTTGAAGAATATAAGTATCAGGAGTATTAACCCCATTACCTGCAGTTCGAATTAATTCAAATTTTTCTGTTACATCTTGATTTTCTCCATCTGTTACCCAAAAACCTGATGTTGTGTCAATGTTACTATTTATTACCATTAATTTTATACCTGAGGCATCTTGAACATAAGGAAAAAATGGTTTAGATGTGTATACTCCATTAGAATACGTTGCTGTAGGGGATTCACCTGGTGTTATATCTTCAGCTAAATTAAATGTCCACGTATTAGGAGCCGCAGCCATATCTTGGTCTGTTGTAAAATTTTTAATAGCTGAACTACCTGTTTTTATAGCTTCATTTAATTCTGCTATAGTTCCACTAGATGAAGTTTCCCAATAAATATCTAATCTTGATTCTACAGGTTGAGTTTCATAAACGCTTAACCATGATGTTTGAGCATCAGTTACAGCTGTTTTAGCTGCTGTCCCTATAGGGTTTGAAGTGATAGAGATACGAGCTAAAGAAGGATTTGATACAGTTTGATATATTGAACCATATTTTACATTACTAGTATTATCAAAAAGATAATTTTGATCTGCAATAGTAGATACTGTATCAGAAATAGCTATTCTTGTTGCGGCGTCTACAGGATTAAATTGATAATTATAAGTAGGCGTAGCGTTAGCATGAGGAGCAATTCTTCCATATAATTGTACAGAACTTCTAAATTGTTTTTGTTCAGGTCCTACTTCAGTTAAATCTCTAGGTACTTTATTTATATTATCATTTAATAAAGTAGTAAAAGAAACTGTATTTACAGGATCAGGAGCATCAGTTGATTGTTGTGCAGCAGTAAGGTTAGGATAAAAATTCATAATACTAGGTAGATACACATTATAATATTCCTGTTCAGTTTGTTTAACAACAATTTTATAAGAATACCATCCTAATGGGTTGTAATCATCAGATGTTGGATCTCCATTATATAAACCTGGCCATCCTGTACTTAAATTATGTGGCACATTTTCTTCAACTGGAGTGTTAAATAATACTTTTATAGAATCTCCTGGCCATTTTTGTATTAAATTCTCAGAAGGTGTAGTGCTAGAAATGTTATTATAAGGAAAATAAATAGTGTCTCCTAACAATGTTAGTTCTCCATCAAGAGCTTGCGTGTTTACTGATGACAAAATAGTAGTAGAACTTCTGCCATATCTATCAGATAAAACAACTCCTACTTGATAATTTCTATTTTGCTTAACAGTATGCATAGGATATTCCCTAGATACAGTTCTTTCGATAGGGCGTGGAACTGTAGGATCATCAGCAACAAACACATCATATTTATCTCCTATACCTACATTATAATCTAACGTTTCAGGTGGAGTGTGTTTATTTTGAAAATTACTATAAACTAATCTATTACTAATAATTTCTTGACCATGGGCTCTAACTGGTGCTTTATCATATACACGAGTTATTTCGCTATCTGGTAAAGTTTTATAAGGTTTATCTCCTTGGTAGTTGTATTCTATAACAGTATCTGTTCCAAAATTTTCATATCCATTTGTTCCAACCCTTGGAATTGTATCTACAACTTGAATAGCTAGAGCATCTGATTCTTTATATAAAATTTCAATTTCATCTACTTGCATTGCGCTAAACAAAGCGTTAGCAGCAATACCATTATTATCTTTGTCTAAAGGTAAAGGTATTTGTAAAAATATATTATTTACTTTATTTTCCATAAAACCTACTACGGTACTTCTATACGTAGCTTGTTCATCTGTTGTCATACCTACTGGAGTTGTAGCTCCTATAAAATAACCATCTTGTTTAGGTATAAAAGTTGCTTGAGTAAATGGAGCCATTAAAGAATAATTTCCATCTTCAAACTTAAATCTATAACTAAATCTTACAAATTTATCTTCTAAGAAATCAGGATCTCCATTAAATTTTGGGTTATAATTTGGATTTGTTGTAAGACCTGGATATCCAGCATTATATGTACCACCTGGATTCATAGGAGAACTAGCATCCTCCATACTTGTAACCCAATTGTCAGTACCTAAACCAGTTCCTGCGGTAGGCCCTGTTATAGGATTTAAGTTTTGATTGAAATAAATTTTTGATCCTGGAGGTAAATCTAGTAATAAATTTACTGGTGTTTCTGCTCCTGGTAACGCACTTCTATCTATTAATTCTATTTGGTTACCATTAGAATAACAACAATAAGCGGTATTATTAGGTATAGCACCAGTAACATCTGATGTAATTAAAGCTCCTACTAAAGTTTTTCCTACATCAAGTTCGTTAGCTAAACCTAATCTATTATCTGCGCTTAATAAAATTTTATTTTGTCCTGCAGTTGCAGTTCCAGTAGTTATTGCCGAACCACCATTTGGCCAATATTCTGCAGCGCGTTGTTGATATAGTTCAATAGCTTGAAAAGGCGCGTAAGTAGCTACTGATATTTGATCTTCATTTGAATAGTAATTTAGAGTTTTAGCTCTATCAATATTTATTCTACGAGGTTGATTCCTATTATCTGTCCAAAATAATATTCCTTCTAATAAATTTACAGATAATATAGGATGTGTGGTAGAAAAGTTTAAAAATGCACCAGTAAGTAATAAATCAGTTTCTTTATTTGAAGTATTGTGTACATAAATATAATTATTAGCACTAGAAGAATAATTTAAAAGTTGTGTATTATAACCAGGAGCTAATCTTTCATCATAATCAGTTAAAAATATATAAATATTATTATTAACTTCATCAGTATATAAACCAATAGTAGTAAGATTACAATTACAACCACTTAATGTTTTTAAATCAACAAGCTCTATGTTACCTAATACATTTTCTAAAGCGCCTACATCAGCTCCTTCGGATTTACTTACTTGTATATTAATTCCTTCACGATACTCACCATTTGGTAATAACCTAGCATCTAGGTCTTTATTCATTTTGGACTTAATAAAAGAATTTTTAGCTTCTGCCATTTAGTTTAATTTTTAAGCCATTTAGATTTACCTCTCATAATCTGAACAAACTCATTTGATTTAATATTAGATAATCTTATTTTTGCATTTCTTAATTTAGCACTTTTTTCTCTTTTTAATCTTTGAACTACATATTCAGGTTGATTTATTCTACTAGCTAAAATAGCGTGACTTAAATAAGCGTAGACAGCTTCTTCAGCTAATTTAGGAACTCTCATATCTTCTTCATATCCTAATCCATCTGATATATATTCTAATACTATAACTTTGTCTTTTAAATCACTAGAAAAAGATAACATTCCATTACGATCATTAATTGTAAACCAACCATTTATCTGAGAAGTTTCTGGTTGCATACCATAACGTTGCCCATATCCATAAAACCAATTTCCATATAAACCGTATAATCCATCAGATATCAATCTACCTGTTATATCATCTCTTATTTCTTTTAATAATTCCGTGTTTTGACTATCCCAACGCTCTTCAGTTATAGATGTTCCTGTTAAATTTCTTCCTTCATTATCTTGTGTAGGTATACCTGCGGCATCTTGAATAGGTTTAGTATAAGGATTAGTAGTTAAAGTAGTTGGATATATTACATGTGTAACACCTAACTCATCCACCCATGATACATTAACATAATTAACGTAATCCTGTGGTATAGGTACGCTTAAACTAGCTGGTATAGTTAGTTCTTGAGATTTTATACTTCTTAATGTATCATAACTAAATTCTTGTAATGCTCTTTTTGTGTGAAAAATAACATCTGTTTTTTTAACACTTGAAATTAATTTACCCGCACCGACATAAGCCACTAAGAAGTTATTAACTAAATCTTCTACTTTTATATAAGAATAATTATTATAATTATGTTGAGTAACTTTTCCGTAAGCATCTTTATTTCCAAAATTACCTCCACTTTCAGTTAGTAATTGTATAACTACATAAGTACCAACTGCTTGTGCTGGTAAAGTAAATACATTATTTAATACTGTATACGCTGAAGTATATTCAGCAAAAGTTCCTGGATTACCTGTTGCGCTAGTATATAACCTAAAATTATTTTGATTGTAATCTTCAGATGTAGGATCAGCACTTCCAAAAGTTATTTCTGTGTTAAAAGTAGCCGTAAAAATTGTTTGATCAGCAGTAGCTACAAACATTTGAGCACCTGCATAATATTGCGAATTAGTTTCTGTGATTAATCCTCCGTTAGGTTGTGCCATAATTTATTAACTTTTTTCATTTTGTTCATTCATTGCTACTTCTTGTGTAGCAGCTTGTACAATTTCAGGATCTCTTATTATTACCCCAGCATATTTTAATACTTGTAATATAACATTAGTTTGTTCTGATTCATGTAGTTCAAAATCTCTAGAACCAGAGGGAGTAGTACTTGCATTATAAGCGTTAGAGTTATAAACGTATTGACCTAAAGCACCTACGTCAAATCCCCAAATAGGATCTACAGGTTTTCTAATATAATCTACTTGTATATCTCCGGCAGTATTAATAGTTGTCGGTTTTACAAAAAGTTTGTAATCTTCAAATAAATAAACTGGAAAAGTTTTAGAAGGTTTTGTTAATAAGGAATTATTAACATGGTAGAATTCATGTCTATCAAGTCTTTGGAGTTCGACTTCATTATTGTATAATACAGTTCCTAATCTGTAAAAACTTACTTGATTACCATAAGCATCTAAACCAGGTAAAGTCCAATAAGTTAAAGTATTATTAGTTCCTGATGGAGTGGTAGAAACATAATTAGCGTTTCCAAAAGTTTTAAATATAGCTAATTTTCCATCAAGATTTTTAACTCTATCCGCATAATCTGTGTCAGTTTGGGGTACTCTTATTTGTTGGTTAATATCTTCAAAATATTTTTCAAATATTTCTAACTGCACTTGAGTTCCTAAATTATTAAACTCAGTGGGTGTTATATAACCTCTTTGTTCTTTATTCAAGATAAGTAAAACAGTTTGGTATACCGTATTTACATTTATAGCCATCTGTATTTTTTATTATTATAATAAAGGAGGCCAAAGCCTCCCTTATTAACATTATATTAAGAAAGTTTTTTCTCTATTGACTTAAAAACCTCTAAGCCTTCATCTGTTTTAAAGAATTGAGCCATAGCTGAATATGGATGTTCATCAAATGGAACTGTCATTAATTTCATTTGGTTTGAAGCCCACATAAATGTTCTTTGATCAGAACTTAATTTTATTATTCCAGCTTCTGTAGCTTTTATTGCAAAATTTCTTAGTTGTACATTTTCATCATTTGCTAGATCTATGAATAATTTTGGATTTTTCTTAGCAAATACTAATAAATCTCTTTTGATTTCCTTAGAACTCATATCTCCAACTTTAGAACCAACTTCTACTCTTAAAATAGCTTCAGCTTGATCAATATCAACCGTTCTAGCCATATTAAGTGCGTCTATTTCTAATTCTAAATCCATTAAGTCATCTTGAGCTTGCACGACTTCATCTACTTCTCTATATCGTTGTCCTTTTAATGGATGATATAAAGATAATATTTTTTGTAATGCTTCTTTTTCTTTTTTTACTAATAAAGCACCGTCTCTAAAAACAATATGTCCTAAAGTAGATTCTCCTTTTTGTTCATCTTTAAACGGAGAATTTTGATTAGTCGCATATCTAATTTCTCGTTGCTCCCTAGTTTTATTATCATACCACAATAAAGCATGTCTTGTGGTGTGCCTAGATGGAATTTTATATGTTAAAGGAGTTTTATTACCTGTTAAAACATAAGTTCTATCTTTTACCTCCCAAGTATCTTTAGGAGTTATTTTTTCTTTTTTAATAGGAGTTTTAACCATTACTGGTTCATCTAAAACTTCCTCTTCTTTTTTCATTTTTTTTGCCATGATATAATATAATTAAATAGTTAAAAGTAAAGGTAGGGGCACCTAATTTAAGATGCCCCATCTTTACAAAGTATTAAATACCTTTGAATAATACAAAGTTATTTGCAGCTTGAGTTACAAGACATCTTTCTGAAAGGAAGTTTACTTCCATTGCATCAAGATTAGAAGTGTAAGCACCTCCAGCTGATCCAGTTAACCAAGACTTCATACGTCTGTCTTCTGTTTGAGAAGCTCTATAACGTACGTGTAAAAATGGTCTTCTTATATTAGTACCTAAAATTTGATCGTAAACTGTTGAAGTACCTGCTGGTATTAAAACACCTTCGATTGATTGAGTACCTGCAATTGCTCCTCTTGTAGAAGCATCATTTAAGTATTTCCAGTCAGTTTTATAGAAGTCATAAGAACCTCTTCTGAAACCACTAAATCCAAGATTTAAAGCCATTTCTTCTGAGTTTTCAAATAATCCATAAGCTGTACCACCGTTAGCACCATAAGATACATTAGCAAGCATGTTATCAAATTCTAATGCAGTTGATCTTTGTAAGAACAGCATATTTTCTTCAATAGCACCTTGAGTATCTAGGTTTTTAAGTATTTCATCAAAGTCATCTATACCAGCTGCGCCAGCAAATCCAACTTCTACGTTACCTCTTGATGAGATAGCGGCGAAAAGACCTTCAGTACCTTTAAACCCTGAAGCAGCAGCATTATTTCCAGCAGCCGCCACAGCGATCTCACCTTCAACACATACCATTTCTAGGTAATCTTCAAATCGTAATCTAGTTTCAGATTCCGCTTTTAAGTACCATAGATAACCAGTAGTTCCATCTTCTGTAGCAACTTCAACCCAACCTATTTGAGCCATATCTGATCCGTTTATTGTATAAACATTTCTGATAATAACTGGTGAGTTATTATATTGTTGAAAAGCTGGAGTAATAGTAATTTGTGGTTGTACAGTATTATTTAAAGCTAAAGCTCCAGCACCTGCATTAGATGTGGATGCGCCTTTAACAAATTCTGAACCATAAACAAATATTTTTACTGAAGTACCTAAACCGCTTAAATCTGTACTTAAATAAGGAGCAACAGTTATAACACCAGTAGCGGTATTAGAAGCTGTTACAACACATTTTGCTTCATTGCCACTATCGTCTAAAACTACAATAGTTTGACCTGGAGATACTACATTTCTTGTAACACCAGGAGCTGTTGCAGCAGGAACAGTAATAGTGGATGGATTAGCTTGATCGTTAACACAGTTGTCATATGCTATATGTAATCTATTTTGCTCTGACCAAACAACTTGATCTGAAGTCAGAGGCATTTCAGCACCTACCATACGTAAGAAACCAGATAGAGTTCTATTTCCATATCTCTCTACTTCTTGTTCATATATTTCTGGTAGATATTGCTGAGCAAAATCACTTGTCCCATCTGTAAAAGATAGGTAATTACTGGCTAATAGCTGCTGATTAGGAGCAGGAACTATTGAGCCAAATTGTGGAGTTAAAATTCCCATAATTTATTTATTAATTTTTAATTAAACGTTTTCTTTTTTATTTTCAATTTTGAAGAATCAAGCCCACTAATTGCTTTTACTTTTAAACCACCAACAAATATTTCTCCAGATGCCGTTTTACGTGGCTCTAAATTTATATTTTTTGATTTAGCCATTGTTTCTTTAATTGCATCGGTTTTACCTTGCTCATAAAAATGATTAGCTATAGTATCAGCATTTTGTGCGGCATATAAAGCTTTATGATAACCTCTGGCATCTTGTATCTCTCCTTTGTCATTTAAGAACGTCTTAATAAAGTTCGATATATCACTTTGGTTATCGGCAACAGTTGAAGGATCTTTTATTCCGTATCTGAATTTTTTATCTCCTAATTTAAAATCAAAACCTTTGAATTCGTTGTTGAGAAGGCTTTTTGTTTCAGTTACAAATCTTTCATGTTTAGCTTCACTTGCTTGCTTGTCTTCGTTATAGCGATTGAAAAAATCCATAGCTTTTTGTTGTTCTTGAGTAACACCGGGTCTCAACTTGATTTCAGCATAATACTCTTTTTTAAGATCTTCCAAAAAACTTTTGGCTTTCGCTATCTCTTCTTTATAAGCGAGTTTTTTCTTTTTTATATCTCGCTCATCATCAACCTCTTCATCATATTGAAAAGTATCTTCAATAATAAAATTTACTTCTTCAGTATTTAAATGAGGTTTAGCTTTTTTGTAATATTCTTGTAGTAACAGACCGTTGTCAACATTGCTATAATCAGCATTTAATCTAGCGTAGTCTTCAACAGTTCCACCTGTTTCTTTCATGAATTTTACTAATTTTTCTACATTTTCAGGAAGTTCTTGTGTTTTATCTTCCTGTAATATTTTTTCCTGTTCCGGTAAGGTAGTGGTAGTTTCAGTGCTTACATCCACTCCTGTTTCGTTAGAATTATCTTCTTCATCTGTAATCTCTTGTATTGGTGAATCAGATTTTTCTTCTTTTACTTCTTCTTCTTTTTTATCTTCAATAGTGGAAATGGACTCCCGTACTTGTTCATCCATTTTAACCATATCTGCGGCTTGTTTTTCTTCAGCCAATTTTCCTGTTCCGTCGATTGAAATGGCATCTTTTTCTTCTTTTTTAGGTTTACTTAAATCTACCTTTATCATTTCAGGTACTTTATCTTCACCTAGTTGTTTTGGTTTAGTTACTTTTTTTATTTTAAAACTTCCTTCTTCTTTAGTAGGTTCAGACACTTCAGCTGTTGTAACTGCTTTAGTTTCTTCTACTTTTTCTAATACTTTTTCTTTTATTTTTGTTTCTTTTTTTGACATAATATAATAATATAAAATTAATAATAAATTTTTATTTAGGACCAAATTGCTCTAAACCAAATCCTCCTAATGTATCATTACCTGCTGATTCAAAATCTTTTGGTAGTAAATCATTTTGTCTTTGATTTATAAGTTCACTTTGTTGTGTTCCTTGTATTTTTACTCTTTTATCTTTTCGATCTTCAATTTCAGCTTCTTTTTGTTGTTGTGCTCTTGATTGTAAACGAGCAAGTTCTAGATCGTAATTAAATTCTTCTGCCATTAATTGTTTTTTAATTACAGCTTCTTGCTCCATTCTTTGAATTTCAAATTGAGATTTAGCTTGTTCAATTTGAATTTCAGTTTCAGCTAATGCTTGTTGTTTTTGAACTTCAGCTAAAGCAGCTTTTTCTGCTGATTCAGCGTTAGCGGCAGCTTGTGCTTCTATGTTTTCTAACTGTTGAGCTCTTTCTATCTCTTGCTTTTTCTTTTGACGAGATTTTAAACTTTGATTAGCTAATTTAAGGTTTCTTATTTCTCTTAAATCTATCGCATCTTCCAATCCAATATTACCTGCTTGTAAGGCTATTTGTATATTTTGTTCTAATGTTGCTTTATCTTCTTCTTCAGGTTCTAATTCTAGAAATATTCCAAAATCATGTAAACTTAATTTCTTTATTTCTTGTAAAGTATTTGTATTAAAAGTATTTATACTAGTTAATAAACTTTGTTCAGTAAGAGGAAATTGAAGCATATCAGCTACTCTTAAACTTATATTTTCACAAACTCTTATAGTTAAATACATTAATGATTGTAATATATGTTTAGTAGCTGTATTGGAATTTGCCGCAGCTAATTTTTGTAGTCCAACCAATGAATCTTTTGCTGGTGTACTACCATCTCTAGCTTCGTTAAGCCCAGTGACATCTCTTATCATTTGTAAATAATACTGATAAGTTTGAATCATAGCTTGAATTTTAGACATTCCATTTGACGTCTGTAATTCTTGAACAGGCACTTTACCTCTATTCAATTCACCATCTTGTGTTAAAGATCTTCCAACTATACTACCTGTTTGAAAGTACATATTTAAGGCTTCTGATGGATTATAATTAGTACCGTTTCCTAAATCTACTTCTGCAAGTCCATCTACATCCAAATATACACCATCTGGTACCATTCTTGATAACACTTGTTGTAATTTTAAATGAGTTAATTGAATCATATCTGCAAAACCTACACTTTTACTAACTAAAGATTCAATTCTACCTTGATACATTCTAGGTGCACTAATGATATAATTCATATTTACTTTAGTAGTATCACTATAAGGACGAGTCATATTTTCACTCAATTCCCATTGAAGTAAATTATTAGCTAAACCTAATACTTTAGCTCCAGAATATAAAACTTCAATAGATCTTGACACTCTATCAAAATTATCATTTGGAGGAGGATTAAAGGTATCTGGTTTTTCTAATGTTTTTTCTAAACCTTGTTCGGTTTGCTTTATTTTAAATACCTGATCTTGGTATGTTTTATATTCAAAAAATAAAACTTGAACTTGATCCTGTGTTTCTTGTCCCCACCACGTATTTTCTACGTAAGAATTTCTTCCGGGATATTTTTGGATTTCCTCTAATTCACTTTCAGTTAAATAAGGAAATTGTCTTTTAACTTCAGAAAGTGACATATTTTTAATTTCTCCTACATAATAAATATCTTCAAAATTAGGATCATCTGTATATGAATATACTATGTTGGCTGGATTAACGTAATCTACCGTTATTCCTTCAGATAAATTAAAACTGGTTTTAACACAACTAATTCCTAAAACAGACAAATCGTATGCTAATCTTTTTTTAGTTTCATCGTATTTATTATAATCTAAAATATTATTTATAACTTCTTCCTCCGCTATTTCAATGCTTTGTTTATAACTTAATTGCATATAAAGATCTAATTCTCCTGGATCTTCTGGTAAATTTAACGGATCTGCAGATGAATAATAACTTTTTCCAGTCATTTGAGTTAACTGCTCTATTTCAGCTTTGTTTTGAATATCTCTTAATGCATTTTCCGCAAATGTAGTTCTTTGTTTGTTTGCGAAAGGATCTTGTGCGTAGGATTTTATTTCATATCCTTTATCTGTCATTCCATTAACTACAATATCAACAAATTTAGATAAAATTGGTACGGGTTTCCAGTCTAAGTTAAGATAAGATAAATCACCGTTTATAGCTAATTCATCTTTATATTTTTGAACTGGTTGTTCTCCTCTAGCATATAATCTTAATCTATTAAAATTTTGAAAATTATTAATAAATCTATTTTGACCACTAGAATTTCTAAACCACTCATATTCAATAGCTTGAGCCACTTGTAACCCATACTCTCTAGATTTTTTCTCTTCTTCAGGTACTACCTGATCGGGGAAAGCACTATTATAGTTAATCTTAACCATCTAATTTAGTATTTTTGAATTTACTCCTTTATTATCATATTTTTTAAAACCTAAAGGTACACTTGTTATTGTTCTTTCAGCAGTAGGTCTATATCTATTTTTATTACAAGCCATAATTGCTAATCCAGAACTTATAGACGCATCGTGTAAAGTTCTATTATTAATATTGAATTTAGCCCAATCTTCAAGAGTTTTTTGGAAATACATATCTCCATAATTTTCTCCATTATATCCTATAAAATTTTCAATATAATCTTCTATTGCAGCAGCATGAGCTTGTTTTATATCTTCGCTAGAGTTAGGTATTCCACCTATTTCTCTTTCTGTTACAGATAGTTTATTATAAATTTTATCAGGTCTATTCATTGAGTACCCTCGGTAACCTCTTCTTTTTAAATAATACAATAATCGAGGTTTGTTGTTTTCTGCAAGTAATGGCATGCCATAAAAAACTAAAGCCATTAATACTTCTTCAAAAAATATTTCTGCAGTTTGTGGTCGTGCTATATATTCTAAAAAAAATGTATTAGGAGGAACATCCTCCATTGTAAATTTTGTAAGACCATGCAAAGATCCTTTTGATCCTCTACCGTCTACTGTGCCTGATATATCATAAGGGTCACAACCAAAAGCCCCACAATCATTATTACCAGGATATTTAATTCCATTTTTTATTAAGTACCTATTTTGTAAATTAATTGGAGGAACCCAAGATATAAAAAATCTTCCATTATTATTAGGAACAAATAATACTCTAGTATCTTTAATCCCACCTTCCCATTGAAAATTACCTTGAGTAACAATATTTGTGTTTCTTAAATCCTCATTATAATCAATTTGTTCGTAAATTTTTGTTAAATTAAACAAAGATTCCTTAGCTTCATCTCTAAAAGCATGTTTTTCAGTTCTGGGAAATTGACGATAAAATTCATTTAAACTATCTTGATCATCTTTTAATCCTTCAACTTCGTTTTCCCAATGGGAAATGACCCCAATTTCAATTTGCGATCCATCGATCCCAGGTATTGCTTTTTTCGGAGTTTCAAAGACAGGTATTCCATAAGCATCAAGGTATCCTTCGTAGTTCCATTCCATAGGTATGAACAAACTATATAATCCTGAGTTAGTCTGTCCATTGCGGTTTCTTTTTGTAACATCTGATGCATCATATAATTTTTTAAAATTATTTCCTCCTTTATCTAAAGCGTTTGAAGTAGAACCCATCATACATTTTCCAACTATTCTACTTCCTAACCTTAATGTGGTTTTTGTGACCCTCCAGTTGTTGAGGATGTTGTCGGGCCTCTCCCATTTCCCTGATTCATCATGGGCGAGAAGTTGTAATTTCTCCCCATCGTACGAGTTGTCCCCGGTATTCTTCCAGTCGATCGTTGTGTCCAATCCTTGTATTTCTTCAACTTTGGTGTTTTCGTCCAACTTCTTTCTCGTAAGTTTGGATGCTGGTACTCTATAGGCAAGTTCCGTTTTGGGCCTGTCCATACCGTCTTGAATCGGTTTGAAGAAAAATGGGTAGTTAACCGATATCGGTACAACTTTATCTGTAAACATCTTTTTAGCATCGGCTCCAGTCTTAGATAAAATTCCGTATCGTGAATCACTGGATATGGTTGCTTGGTGTACCAATTCTGAAGACGCCATGAACGAAAAGCCAGACCGTCTATTTTTAAGGTAGCACATTCCATAACATCTGGTATCCAACTTACAGGCCTCCCAGAAAATGAAGAATAATCTGTTCGATTCCCTAAATTCTGCTGACCCAACATCAATCTTGGTCCATTGCAGGTACATGTAATGAGAACCAGTAATGTAAGTAGGATTACCTTTATTGTAGAACCAAAAACCTTCTTCACGTCTTTTAAATTCTTCGTCAATATAATCATACCATTTATTTTTAAAATCAAGAGATCTATCATTCCAATCAAAAACTGTTTTAAGTTTGGATAATTCTTTTGGATAGTTAAAAACCTCCCAATACTGTTCATCTTTCTTTTTTGCTCTTTTATATACTGTTTTTTCGAGTGGTAATGCAATCTTTAGACCTTGGATTTCATATATTTCGCCAATTTCTCCAGTTTTGCTGATAACCACAATATCATTTTCTTTATCATAACCTTGTTTCCATTTTTTATATCTATTGTTTCTTTTTATTACATTAGATTTAATATGATTAGGTAAAATTTTATATAAAGTTTGTGTGTACATTATCGAGATCTATTTTCTGCGAATCCTTTAAAGTTATTTCCGCGATTTTCTTCTTTAATCTCTTTTAGCATATTCTCTTCTTCTTCTATACGTGTGAGTATTTCAAAAGCATCAAAAATAGCTAATTTTTTAGTTGCTGCTGCATTTTTTAATCTATCAGCAGAAACATCATCTTCTGAGTCTACTATTTTTTCCTTAGCAACCTTAATTAATTCTTCAACAGCTTTTTGCCCAGCTTGGATTATACTCTTTTTGGTTTGCTTTGTGTTCATATTTAATTACAATATCATTTGATTCCATACAATATAAAAGCTCATTATCAATTATAAATTCAAATTCTCTTAATGGATTAAATCCAATAACATCACCTGGATTGATATTAAGCACTTCTAGTGAACTATTACCATATTTTAGTATACCAGTATTCTTTATAATTTTTTCATCTTCTGATACCGGTTTTACAAAACAATAATTTTCATTAGTATTCCATGTATTGTTTCTATAATACATATAAACTTGAGAAGGAATTGCAAAGTATAAATCATCTTTAAAATATTTACTACTATTTACAGACTTACCTTTCATATTATAATATCTTCTAAATAAATTATGATGAACTATAACTTTATCTCCTTTATTTATAGATGTTTTATATACAAGTGGAACAGACACAACTTCTGCTTCTCTATTTATAAATTTATGATTAGATATACTAGAATTTATGATTAATTCTTTATTTTCAATATTAATTTTATTTTTATATCTTTCACCTATAGGTTTTATAATAAATTGATATAAACTATTCATTAATATTCTAGATCATATTCAACAGATATAGCCATTTGAGAATTAAATTTTTTCCATGGCAATACCTCGTCATCTTTTTTTATAAATATATTATAAGATTGTTCTTCTTCATTATTTAAAATATGAGAGATAGTATGACCGCCATACACTTGCTGACCTACAGCGTAATGCATGGCATCATTTTTATAATCAGAGCCAATACTGATTTTTCTTATAACTTTACTGCTCACTTTTTTTATCTTCTTCTTTTTTATCTTCTATCATAGTATAACTACCGTCATCAAGACTAATATTTATACCTCCATATTCTTCTTCAAGTTTTGTTTTAAACTCCTCAGCATCTTGTACAATACCAGCATATTTATGTAATAAACCATGTTTTTGGCTTTCTAAATATCCTATATCTCTTAATGATTGAGTTATTTCTTCTTGTTGTTTTTTAATAGTAGATAATTGTTCTTCAGTTATTTTTCCTGCAACTTTTTTATTTTTATCGTCACAAGAAGAACATCCTTCTGTTGTTTCTTTTTTTGTCATTTGATTAGATTTAATTATTTATTTATTTATTAATATAGTGCTATCATTTCTGATGCAGTGGTAGTAGTATCATTGGTATATACTTTTCTAACAAGCATACTTAATGTAGTTCCCGCTGGAATACTTTGTATTGTTACTGTTTGATTTGGTGGTGCTGCAGCAAATTCTAATTTAATATCTCCAGTTCCACCTACATATAATCCAAAACCACTAAATCCAGGATCAGCTTCATATATTGCGTTTGTACCAGCATCAGCACCCGTAGTAGGAGCTTGTAAATCTGTACCAGCTAAAGCTATTGATAACGTACCTGTTATATTAGTTTGTCCAAAAGCTGTATTTAAATCTGATGCGCTAAAAACAATAGTTTGTGTAGCAACTCCCATATTTGGACCAGAACCTGGATTAGCGGGTGCACCTGGTGCAGCGCCTTGATTTAATCCATCAGGTCGTGTTTGTACTACTCTTACATTTGTTATTGCTCCAGCACTATCTGTTTCAATAGTATAATACGCTCCCCATTGTTTGTTTTGAGTGTTACTTGCTGAACCTAAAAAAGTACCTCCAGAAGCAAAAGCTGTAACAGTTTGAGCAGATGCAGCTATATTAGCAGTTGTATCTGTAAATTGTCCTACAGGTATACCAGCCGCTGATGCACCTGGTGCTCTTAAAGTACCAACTGTTTCTATAGCTACTGCATGAGTAGATGCATCAACCATATTTTTTTGATAAAATCCCATTTTTTTATTTATTTATGTTTATTATTTCCGAATACTTTTTCAACTCCACGAGAACCGAAATAGCCTCCAATTACTATTGTAAGAAGTCCAGTGATAGAATCTAAGGGGTAACTTAAATACCATCCTACTACATAACTTACTGTTAAGAATATTAATACTATTGGCCGTACATTAGCCGCAAGCCAGGCCCCTGATTTTGCATCTGCAACCCACCTTTTAGTTGTTCCATCTATTTCAGCCTTTTCAATTGATAGTTTCTTTAATGCTATAGCTTTATCTTCAGCAGATAAACTACTATTACCGGATATTAATCCAGAGATTACATTACCTGGTAATATAGCATCACCAACAATTCCTAAGATACTAGGGGCTTTTTCAATAAGAAATTTACCTACCCCAGTATCTTTAAAAGGCTTTTTTTTACTCATTTAATTATTTTTCTTCCAAGAAGGTTTAGAATCTCCAGAAAATCCAACTTGACCTCCTTCAGAGCTAGGTGCTACTAAGCTTCTACCTCCTGCTGGTCCACTTGATTTTAATGTCCACCCTTTTTTATTTCCAGCCTTTACAAAGTCTTTTACATTTTGTACTGTTTTTCTACCATAAGCTTTAATACTTTCGAATGTACTATGTGGATGTTTGTGATCTCCGTTATCGTTTAATGGACTACCATTATAATTTAAATCTGAATCTGAACCTGAACCAGCCCTATCATCAATAGGCATGTAGTTCAATAGATTTTTAGCGTGTTTACTCATGAATGAACCACCAGCCATTTTTTTACCTGTTCCCATTTTATTTATTTTTATGTGTGTTTATGTGCTTTTTTCTCCCAACTTAACGTCTTACTACCTTCTTTTATATTAGCTCGAGGATGAATTTGCCACTTATCATTTACTGATTCACGACTATATACATTTTCATCATCATAATACAAAAGACCAGATTGAATGTCATTAATATGAATTTGTTCATGATCAATAACTTCTTGTCTTTGCTTAGGATCTGTTATTTTATTATTAATTAATATATTTCCATTTCTATCAGCTTTACCTAATACACCATCTTCCATGTTAATTTCATGGACTGGAGCTGTTGCTACGTAAGGAGGGTTATTAAGTTTAAAAGCCATTATTTTCTTGTTGAATATGGAAACATTTTGTTTAATGCATCTTTACGTTGTTGACATCCACAAGGAATATTAAGACCTTCGGAGACTGAATCAACGATGGTCTTAATACCTGTTTTTGTAGTAAACTTTTCAATAGAATCGCCTAATCCTTGGGATTTCATCAACTAATTATTATGCTACTGTAATTGCTGTAATTTCTACTGTAGATGCTAAATGTACAGT